AAGGTGGCGATTTTAGAATGGTTGACACAGACGGTGCTTTAACACTTGCAGGATTTACTCCATATGTAGATGCTAATAATGGTACAGCAAACTTATACTTTGTACCAGGTACTGATAGTTCAACTACTCCTAAGCAGTACATGGCTTCAAACTGGCAAGTACTTTCATACACAGCAGGTGATGATGCTCCAAATGCTTTAGCGGCAGATGGCACACTATGGTACAACTCAATTGTTGACGAGTGTGATATTATGATTCACAATGGTACTGACTGGGTTGGATATCAAAACTATCAATCAGGTAGCATAGATTATTCAAACACATCACCAGCAGGTCCGATTGTTTCAGCAACTGAACCAACTGTACAATCAGATGGTTCTGCACTTGTTGAAGGTGACGTTTGGGTATCAACAGCAGATCTTGAAAACTATCCACAAATTTACCAATACAATTTCACTACTAAGAAATGGATATTAAGAGATAGTTCAGATCAATCAACTGACAACGGTGTACTATTTGCAGATGCACGTTATAATACAGCAGGTGCAAACAGTGACGAAGCAGGCGATATTGCAGACTTACTAACTTCTAACTACTTAGATCCAGATGCTCCAGATCCAGCACTATATCCAAAAGGTATGATGTTGTTTAATCTACGCAGAAGCGGATTTAACGTGAAGAAATTTGTACGTAACTACATTGATACAGCAGAAGACAATCCAAGAGATAACGATGCATCAATGGACGCATACTATCCACATAGATGGGTAACTGAAAGTGCTAACCAAGAAGATGGTTCAGGTACATTCGGTCGTAAGGCACAGCGTAAAGTTGTTGTACAAGCATTACAAGCATTAATGAATAGTAACCAAGACATTAGAGATAATGAATCAAGAATCTTTAACTTAATGTCTACACCAGGTTATCCAGAACTAATCGGCGAGATGATTGCATTGAACAATGACAGAGGATTAACAGCGTTTATCGTTGGTGACTCTCCGTTCAGATTAACACCAGATGCAACTTCATTAAACAACTGGGCAACAAACGTAAATGGCGCAGTTGAAGATAATGATAACGGTTTAGTATCCAATGATGAATACTTAGGTATCTTTTATCCAAGTTTATTCACAAGTGATAATGCAGGTAACAACGTAGTTGTTCCAGCATCACACGGTATACTAAGAACTATTGCACTAAGCGATCAAGTTTCTTATCCATGGTTTGCACCAGCAGGTACAAGACGTGGTGGAATTACTAACGCATCAAGTGCAGGTTACATTGACGGCGAAGGTGAGTTTAAAACAGTTGCCCTTAACGAAGGTCAAAGAGATACATTATACAGCAATGCAGTTAACCCAATTACATTCTTAACTGGTGCTGGACTTGTTAACTTTGGTCAAAAGACAAGAGCAAGAAATGCAAGTTCATTAGATAGAATCAATGTAGCAAGACTTGTGATTTACTTAAGATCACAACTTAACAAACTTGCTAAACCTTATATCTTTGAACCAAATGACAAGATTACAAGAGATGAGATTAAACAACAAGTAGATAGTTTAATGTTAGAACTTGTAGGTCAAAGAGCGTTATATGACTTCTTGGTAGTGTGTGATGAATCAAACAACACACCTTCAAGAATTGATAGAAACGAGTTATATGTAGACATAGCGATTGAACCAGTGAAAGCAGTAGAATTTATTTACATTCCACTAAGACTTAAAAACACTGGTGAGATAGCGGGACTATAATATGATAAATAATATTAATAGGAGCAAATAATGGCAATTTCATCACTCTCAAGATTAACAGTGCCTTTGGATAGTAACGCAAGTGCTTCCACTCAAGGTCTGTTAATGCCAAAACTGCAATACCGCTTTAGGGTATCGCTTGAAAACTTTGGTGTATCCACTCCAACTACAGAGTTAACAAAACAAGTAGTTGACGTAACAAGACCTAACGTATCTTTTGAACAGATTACTTTAGATGTTTATAACTCAAGGGTTTATCTTGCAGGTAAACACACTTGGGAACCGATCACACTTAACTTACGTGAAGACGTATCCAACAATGTACAAAAACTTGTTGGCGAACAGTTACAGAAACAGTTCGACTTCTTCGAACAGTCAAGTGCGGCTTCAGGTGCAGACTACAAATTCGTTACAAGAATTGAAATACTCGATGGTGGTAACGGAGCAAATACAGCAACAGTTTTAGAGACTTTTGAATTGTACGGTTGTTATCTTGAGAGTGCAAACTACAATCAGTTGTCTTACTCGACAAACGATCCTGTAACTGTTGCACTAAACATCAGATACGATAACGCAATTCAAACTCCACAAGGTACAGGTATTGGTACTGCTGTAGGCAGAACTGTAAACACTCTTGTAACAGGTGGCGGTGCATAATAGTTTTATTGCATAAAGCACAAAAAGGCGCTTCGGCGCCTTTTTTATTATCTACCCATATTATAACTTAGATAAATATTAGTATGGCAAATAAGTTAACCCCATTTTTAAATAATTTAGCACAAGGTGCATTAAATCCAAAAGGGAATCTTGGAGACTTCCAACACGCGGCAAGACTCTATGTAGATGATGCTTTTAAATTTGCTCCAAAGCAAAAGTTTCTTTATCATGTAGCGTTTAATATTAATCCAGATGCTTCTGCAATTATTCCACAATTAACACAAAAGCATGGTAATACAATTAATATGCTTGTTAAAAGTGTTGACTTACCTAAGTTTGATATTACTACAGAAACAAAACACGCATACAATAGAAAAAGACTGTTACAAAAAAGAATAGATTACAGTCCTTGTAATATTACATTTCATGATGATAATTTTGGCTTAACTACAGCAATGTGGGAAGCCTATTATAGATATTATTATAAAGACGGAAACTATGCAAGTGTTGACCAAGCAGGGTCTCCTCAAACAACAAATTCTGCTTACAATAGAGCAAACATTTATGGTACGTCTAATCAACAATACAGATATGGTTTTGACAATGATAGTTTTGCTCCTTTCTTTAGCAGTATCATTGTTTATCAGATGTCACGTAAAAGATATACCGCATTTACTCTTGTAAATCCTTTGATTCAAAGTTGGCAACACGATACTATGGATCAATCTTCAAGTGACGTAGTACAGAGTACAATGTCAATAGGATTTGAAACAGTTTGGTATTCAAGAGGTCCGGTAACTGAAGGTGCGGCACCTAAAGGATTTGCAACAGAACATTATGACAAAACTCCAAGTCCGTTAACACTTGGCGGTGGAGGAACATCAAGTCTGTTTGGACCAGGAGGAGTTGCGTCTGGTGCGGCTGATGTGTTCGGTGATATTACAAGTGGAAATGCATTTAGTTCTCCAGGAGCATTATTAGGTACAGTATTAAAAGCAGGTAACTTAGCAAGAAATGCAAAAAGTTTATCGTCAGAAGGTTTAAGACAAGAAGGGTTTGGAATTCTAAAAGGAGCATTAGGTGACATAAGTGGCGCACCTGTTGGTGGCGTAGCAAATTCATTTTTTCCTAAGAATGGAGGAAATGGAGGATTGAATACACTAACTGCGGCAGTTGCGGGTGCAAGTGTTGTTTCAAACATTGCCAACTTAGCACAAACAACAAGCATTTCAGATGTAGCAACACAACTTGCAAATAATCCTGAACAGTTAGATAGTTTAACAAAAGCAACTACATTTAAGAAAACACATCTTAAAGCAGGAGGCGATGCTTCTGTAAGTGCAATCAATAGTGCATGGGATTCAGCAAGTGATTCATTTAAACAAGCACAAAATAGTGAAACGTTAAATAACTTAGCAAACATTGTAAGGAATGCATAATGAATACTAATGTCCCATCGTCAAATAAACCAGACAGTGCAAAAGAAGTAAAAGAATTTTTTAATCAATATTTTACAGGAAAATTAAGTTTTCCAAGCAACCAAGTTGATGCTGTGATTGGTTTTTTTGAAAACAGAGGTTTTAGCAAACAAAGTTCAATTGCTGTTGGAACAGTTATTATGCAACAGGCAAAATTAGATAATGTAAATGTTTTTCAATTATTAGATACACTAAAGAAACAAGACGAAATTCAATTAAGCAGTGTGGTAACAGAAGTCTTAAACTATAACAGAGAAAAAATTTCTACATTAGGTTATAAAGTGGACAACACTGCTAACAGGACCGAAGCACGAAACATAGAGGTGTAACATGGCCAAGTTTGCACAAGGGCGTTACAACCTAAAAAATCCAGACAAGTACATTGGAAGAAAAACTCCTTTATACAGATCGAGTTGGGAGTTTGCCTTTATGAAATTCTGTGATGAAAATCCTAATGTTGCAAAATGGGCAAGTGAAGCAGTTAAAATACCATATCGGAATCCTCTTACAGGTAAAGCAACTGTGTATGTTCCAGATTTCTTTATTGCATATTCTGATAAGAATGGCAAACAACGAGCAGAAGTAATCGAAGTTAAACCCGATAATCAAACTACACTTGAAAGTGCAGGACGCAACAAATATAAACAAGCACAAGTAGTTTTAAATATGGCTAAATGGGAAGCCGCAAAAGCATGGTGCAAGGACAAGGGTTTATATTTTCGTGTAGTCACAGAGAAAGATATTTTTCACTCAGGCTCAAGAAAATAAGATAAATAATAGTAGCAGTTAACGGATCCAAAATATGACTAAAAAATTAGAAGAATTATTAAACTTGCCCGATTCTAAAGAAATTATCGAACAAGATAAAAAAGAATCAAAAAAGGAAGAAAAACAATCTGCTATAGTTGAGCATGAAGAAACTCAACGTAGTATAGCAGAATTAGATAAAATTAGTGCCGCATTGCCTCAAGTAAAAGGCTTGGGCGAAATGGCAGATACAGAATTAAACGAAGTAGCAACCAAGGCTATGACAGCATATGAGGATTTAATGGATCTTGGTATGAATGTAGAAAGTCGTTACAGTGGTAGAGTGTTTGAAGTTGCAGGACAAATGCTTAAAACTAATTTAGATGCAAAAGTTGCTAAATTGGATAAGAAGTTAAAAATGGTAGAACTGCAATTAAAGAAAGAAAAGCAAGATAAAGACGGTGTAGGCGACGATAACGTAGTTTCTGGTGATGGTTATGTGGTTACAGACCGTAATAGTTTATTAGAAAAACTTAAAAACATGGATAAATAACTTGTAGTAGGATAAACAATATGAAAAAATATAGCGAATATTTAACAGAAGCATACAACAACAAAACTTATGAATTTAAGATTGGTGTTGCGGGCGACAATGACGGTGTAGCAGATAAATTAGAAGTTGCACTTAAAAAGTTTGGAGTTACAAATATTACTCCGGGTAAAAAAACACCTATTCAAGAACGTCCATTAGATTTTCCACAGTTACAAAATGAAGAAGTAACTTATTATGAAGCAACAATTACATATCCTACTCACGCTGAATCATTACAAGAATATTTAGGTTACAATATTGGAAAATCTCAGTCACATATCATGGTACGTAATATGAATGCACCGCAAGAAGTTTATCAAGAAATTGATGAATCACCATACGAAGTAAAACTTACAAAAGAAGATATGGGTGGAGAAGATGCTCAAAAAGAAGTAGGTAATAACAGAGTTATGGAACTACTTAAAGAGTTAGAAGGCGTAAGAAAAGAAAATACTAACAGTCCAGTACAAAGTGTAAAACCAGATGCTGAACAAAAGCAAATGGAAGATGCTGGTGTATCTAAAAGTCCAATTGGGAGTTAATTATGAAATTTGAAGATATTTACAAAAAAATCAAGGCGTTGGACGAAGCATTAAATGAAACAGCATCAGCGTCAATTAATATGTCAGGCGATAGTGCCGAAGATGTTATTAAATTAATGAATGCACTTAAAGGTGCTGAACCAGCAAAAGATATTGCAGATATTCCTGCACCAAAAGGTATGCCAATTGAGCCTATGCCAGTTAT